ACTCTGACTTGTTTGAAAGCTTTGCCGACAAGGGTATGTATTTTGTTCCATCGAACGGAGCCGACATTGACTCTGGCATTGCAGCCATTGACGAATGGATGAAATACAACCAGAACTTACCAGTAGACGAAAGCAACAGACCATTGCTGTCCATACACGAGTCCTGCGGTAATTTAATATACAGCCTACTAAACTGGGGTCACCAAGGTAAACGAGACGAGCCACTAAAGGACTTCGTTGACTTACTTCGATACCTGCGTATGGCTAATGCTGGTATGGGACCAGATTACTTTTCAACAAATAACATGGAAACAACAACTAAAGGAAAAGGAGGATACTAATGGCTAAAAAGAAATTAACACAGATAGCACTTGAGCAAGAGGTGGAGTTTGACGAAGCTATGGAAATAGCACAGGACAAGCTACCTGAAGGTTCATTGACCGGGAAGGGAAAGAACACATGGGTAAACGAGGAAGGCACAGCCATCTTAGAAGAGTCCTTCATGATTGAAGAGATTATACCCAAGCACTACACTGGCAATGTTTTAAATGAGTGTCCCAACCCTAGATACAACTACGTCTTCAACAAAGAGCTTGGTAAGAGGGTTCCTATGCTTGTCCCTCGCAAGTGGCAGGGTCGACTAATAGGCAAGGTCATAACCTTTGAGGCAATATCAGATCACATGGGAACCAGCTACAGATATGTGCGAAAAGGAAAGTGACATTACATTAAATCGCAATTGGTGCAGGGAACAAGTGGATAGATTTGCTGCTTGGGAAATGCTCAGGAGATACATATTACATGAAACAAGAGTTGCTATGACTAATGCAGAGCTATGTGATACAATAGGCGTATCATCTACTTATACAATTCGGTTGTTAAAATCCGTAAACAAAAGATTGAAATCACAAAATGATAACTGATAGCGTTTCCGAGTCTCTCACATATTTACAGGACGAGCCAGATATTAAGACTCTCCGTCTAGCCTATGACCAAACGGTTACTGAACTAGAATCATACTTCGACCTCTGCCGAACATCTTACGATGACCGCAGAAACTTCTGGCCAGGCAAGAGCCGTGACCACCGCAAGCATGGAGCCGACGCTTTCCCTTGGGAGGGTGCGTCCGACATGGAGTGCCACCTCATTGATGAGCGTATCACAAGGCTAGTATCATTATTTATAGCATCCCTGAACCGTGCAAACGTCAGGGCATTCCCGGTAGAAAGCGGAGACATCGCACGTAGCCGTATCGTTTCTGGTTTCTTGAAGTGGATGGTATCTTCTGGATACATCCCTAGGTTCCACCGTGAAATGGAGCTAGGAGCTAATTATTTGCTTGAGCGAGGTATATTGATTACATATATTGGTTGGCAGAAAGAAGATCGTAGAATCCTGCAGCAACTGGATTTGAATCAAATTGCACAGGTTAGTCCTGATGTTGCTGACGCTATACAGAACGGCAACGACGACGAACAGCTAGTTGCCTTGCTTCAAGCAACCTTTGAAGGAACAACAAAGAAACGTGCCAAGAAGGCATTACGTGAACTAAGAAAAACTGGAGTTGCTGAACTACCTATCGTTCGCAGACAAGTCAATGCCCCTGATGTTAAAACACTTGCGCCAGATGGTGACTTCTTCTTTCCTCCCTACGTCACTGACCCGCAACGCGCACCATACTGCTTCTGGAAAACCTACTACACACCACAGGAACTAGAGAATAAGGTAGTTACTGACGGATGGGACGAAGACTTTGTAGACTACATCATATCTAAGTATAGAGGTGTAAACATTGACTCTATCGAGCGTGAGCAAGAAGGTCGTCGTAGCCTAAGCCTAGCGGACAATGCATACGAGGCAGATGAGCTAGTAGAAATCTGCTACGCGTATCAGCGTCTCATTGACCCAGAAGATGGAGCAGAAGGCATTTACTGCACAGTATTCCACAAGGAGTTCAGTGGTAATGAAGTAGCCCCAGGCTATGCTAAGTTTGAACTACTCAATGGATACGAAGACTATCCTGTAGTAGTAACAAAGCTATCTGAAGACAGCAAACGCTTATACGACACAACTACTGTGCCGTCCATCCTACGTGGTCTACAGAACCAAGTTAAGGTTGAGCGTGACTCACGGGTTGACCGCAACAGCCTAGCTACTTTACCTCCCATCCTTCACCCAGTTGGTCAAGCTCCCAACGATTGGGGACCCGGTAGATTGATCCCGTATCGCCGTAAGGGTGATCTGGACTTTGCTCCTACACCCCCACCACCTACTGGTTCCATTGAAATGGAAGACACCCTGCTTACCTTGTCGGATAAGTTAGTAGGTCTAGACGAAGGTTCTCAAATCAGCCAAATACGCAAGCAGTTCTTGGTAGATAAGTTCCTTAGCCACACTGCTGAGGTAATTGGGATGGCTTACAAGTGCTTCCAACGCTTTGGACCAGACGAAGTGTTCTTCCGAGTAACAGGTGTCCCTGACGCTCAAGTGTTCGACAAGGGTAACCCTGACGAAAACTTTGACATTATGGTTAACTTTGACGTTCAGAACAATGACCCAGAGACTGTAGAGAAGAAACTACAACAGTTCGTAGCATTGAACCAGTTGAACGCCAACAACCGTCTAAACGTAGACAGCCTACTAGATGTTGCTGCCGCAAGCATTGACCCAGTAATGGCTGATGCCGTCCTACAACCCGTCGAGACAGCACAGCAACAAGTAGTTGAACAGGTTACTGACGACTTGGCTAAAATCTTTGCTGGTATTGAAATGCCCGCTAGACCTGCTGGTGCTCAGATTGCCCTTCAAGTTGTAGAGCAATACGGACAACAACCAGATGTTGCACAACGTCTACAGACCGACCAAGCGTTTGCCGCTAGGTTACAGAAGTATGTAGGTCAATACACATTCCAAATGCAACAAGCTCAGAATGCACAGATTGGACGAGTAGGCACAGCCCCTGCCCAGATGGGTCAGATTGATACACAGGGTCTATAGTCCCCGTCTATTGACAAATACTTACAATCTGTTTAACGTCACGCAATCCACAGAGATATCATGCAAATACAAGACGACATAAAAACACTTCATAACTACGAGGCGTTTGCTCGCTTCATGAAAATGATTCACGAACTACGTGAAGAAACTATTGCTGAGTTGCATGAGGCAACCAGTGACAACATACAACAGGTATCAGGTCGTATTATTACTTACGATCAAGTGCTACAATTAGTTAATTGGCAGGAGCTTTCTAAGAAGCATTCCGAACGCATGTAACTACCTGTGTTATAATTCAAAAATCGCCATCGCTCGGCGTTAATGAGTGGATAAATTATGACAGAAGAAATAGCAACTGCTGACGCTGAAGCAGGTAAAATATCAGTGGACAAGACAAATATATCCGTCACGGATTTTGCTCAAAAGCGAATTGGTGATCTTACTCCCGGGACTGAACAGCCCCAAGAGAAGGAAACCGAAGAAGTTATTGAGCAAGAGACTGAAGAGGTTGTTGACGAATCGGTAGATACCGAGGAAGCAGAAACGTCTGAGGAATCTGAAACATCCGAAGATGTTCTTTCACAGTTAGACCTGGACGATATGTCCGAGGAAGATTTGCGCGAACTGGCTGATAAGCTTGGTAGCCGTGCTGTAGCTCGATTCGGAGAATTGACTGCAAAACGAAAGGCTGCAGAAGAAAAGCTTACTCAACTTGAGGCACGACTCAAAGAAAAACCTAACCCACTAGAAACGAAAAAGGTCGAGAACAACCCATACGGGAATCTTGATACTATCGAAAAGCTACAACAGAAATCAACTGAGGTTGACCAAGTAGTAGAATGGGCTGAGGACTTGATCTTTGAAAGTGATGGCTATGGTGCAGATGATGTAGTAACAGAAGTTGAAGGTAAGGAGTGGACAAAGAAGGATGTGCGACAGGCTCTACTAAGAGCGCGTAAAGCACAGAAGACTTTTCTACCTGACCAACTATCTAAGGTTCAGCTACGTGCGGAGGGAGAAGTGCTAACAAAGCAGTTCGACACCCAAGCAAAGCAAGAACTATCTTGGCTAGAAGGTGAGGACAACGACTTACGCAGACAGTTTGAAGCTACAGTGGGAGACGAACGATTCAAGAAACTGAAAAGTGTTCTGAAACGTGAGACTCCTGACATCGCCGCCCAACTAGATTATTGGTTTGCCCATGCTACAAATAGCATACA